ATCCCATAGGTTTTTAAATGTTCTATCCCAAATCCACAAAGTATTCAATGGCATAATTCTTCTTAAAGTTGATGCTTTATCATCATAATCTTGGTCTGTTGCAAAAGCATATAATAAATCTAATGGAATAGATGGACCAGCACCAGTAAATTCTCCTATTGCATCAGCCGCATCAGGATCGCCAAATCTTAATTCTTGTCCTAACATTGGTCTTACTCCTATTGGATTATCAAAGAATCCTCCTGATATAGTTTCTAACATAAAATTCATATCTGTAAATAATCCAGCTATACCTGATAATTCTACACCTCTTATAATTTTTTCTTCTAAAGGTTTTTGTTTCCAGTATCTAGGATTTTTCATATAATCTCCCATCATACCCATAGTTATCATAGCAATAGCACCACCCATTACTTGTACTTCTCTTCCTTGTAACCCTGAAATTAATAATTTTCTATTTGCCGCTACTGCCCAAGAAAAGAATTGGAATGGTAATCCCATCCAAGCATTACTAAATTTTCCACCTCTTGTAGTTTTTTGAAATCCAAAGAATCTACCTATTGCAGAATCGAATTTTAAATTTTTAATAATTTGTTCATCATTAACTCTAAAGACTCCGTGCATTAAATTAAATTGGTCTGCCGCAGATGGAGTAATAATTGTTCTTTGTATATCTGCAAAAGCCGCTTGTCTAAATTTATGTATAGCTTCACTACCACCATTAATTTTATGCCAAGCATTTGTATTCGGTAAAAATAAATCATCTGTTTTTTCATATGGCATTCTTGCAATTAACTTAGCAGTTTTAATATCTATTCCATAACTTGCTAATCTAGTTACATCAAAGTCATCAGCAACTCCTAATGATACTTTAGTTATATCTTCTAACAATCTATGATTTGTTATAATACCTTGAAAGTCTTTCCATAATACTGTCCAAGGAGAAAGTAAGTTTGCTATATAAAATGGTCCTTGTGCTTTATTAGCTGGTATAGCTATTCTATCAAATAATTGATTAAACCATCCTGCTCTTCCTCTTCCTATCTGTCCACCATCTTCTATAAATCTTTTACGAGAGTTACCCATAACGATTTCCATAGCAGGAGATAAATATTTTACTTCACTTATAGCTTTATCATATACTTCAATATTTTTTGTAAATAATCTAAATCTTCCGTGTTTAAATGTTTTAGCAAATCCATTAACCATTACAGGTCTTGCCATATCAACCATAGCTGAAAAAATAACTTTACCCATAAATGCTAAACTTGCCCAATCTTTTAAGAATGCCGCAGTTCTTTTTGATAATGACGCAGGGTCCTGAAGATTTAATGTACCTAACATTTTATCTTTCTCATCTTCAAAAGCATTAAGAATTTTATCTAAAGTTTGATTGTCTTTTTCTTTTTTGAGATGTTTATTAATGAGTTTTAATTCCATTCTTGCTAATTCATTATCTAAATGTTTATCTCCAAACTTTCTTGAAATCTCTATAGCTGGAGCCATCTTTGTATGATATTGACGCATTAAAAAGTTTACATCTGTTTCAATCCAATCTAATACTTCTCTATTTGGAATATCTAATTTTCTGTGCATCAATGGTTTAGCACCTGCTTTCATTACTCCATTAACAATAGCCCAACCTCCAAAATTATCTCCATCCATTTGTGCCGCTTCTATATTTACTATTCTATTAAAAGCATCATCAACTCTTTTATTAAGAGATACATCATCTGTTTTTAATTCAATAACTTCTTTTTCGCCTTTCTTAGTTTTGATTTTAAGTGGGTTATTTTTAAACCAAGTTTTAAGTTTAAGTTTAAATGCTTCTTCATCTTTAAGAATTTTATCTACTCTCCATATACGATTTAGATATGTATCTTTAACTTCATAAGGAGGAGCAATACCATCTGTTAATTCGTTTAAATCTTTTTCTACTTCTTTATATTTTGTTTGTTCTCTTTTAAGTAAAGCATTTAATCTATTTAATTGTACTTTAGATTTAGCTTTAGTAATTGCTTCTTCTATGTCTGAAATAATACCAGCTTTAATTTGCATATGTCTTCTATATGAACCTTGTGATGCAAACATATTTAAGTTTTCTGCTTCATCTCCATAACTTCTATAGAATTTTCTTACCCTTGTTGCCGCTTTTTTAATAATAGGATCAATAGCTGGATCATCGAATACTTTAGGTTCAACAACTGCTTGTGAAACTTTATGATAGAATTGTTCTTGTGTTAATCTTGTTGGATCATTAGGTGCATTCTTGCGTGTAATTTTTCTTCCTGCCCATTCAAGAGCATCTTTAGTTCTCATAGCACCTTTACTTAAGTTTAAGTCTAATATTCTTAATGAGTTTGATCCCTCAGTTCTATAAGCTACATAATCTGCATCTACATCTAATAATGTTTTCCTTAATTGTGAAATCCATCTTGTATTAGATTCTACCCAAGCTGAATTTGCTGTTGCAACTCCATCTCTATTTCCTCTCATTGATGTAGCAAAATCTCCTGATAGTTCTTGCATAGTTTTTGCTATCTCAGGATTTTTTAAAGTTCTTGATAACTTTGCTACTGCACCATAGTTAGTCCACGCTTCTATTGATTCTAATACTCTATTAGTATTTGTACTTCTATCTGCTGTTTTAGATTTTAAGAAATCGCTTATTACTTCAGTATTTAATCTATTCTCATATTCTGCTAGTGGTTCATTTTTTCTTCTAGGAAAATATATTTTTTTAAATACTTCTTTCTTCATCATAAATTTGATGAAATCATCAGGTGTTCTAAATATTTCTCTTGCTAACGGATTGGCATCTAAGACATCATTGATTGTATGTTTTCCTGTTTTGTATAAATTTCTTAAATAAATTTCATCTACTAATAATTTATACTTACCTTTTACTCCGTGTAGAAAGACTGGTAAATATTTTTGTCCTTGATACTTATTAGTATTACCTATTGTTACTGATGCATCATTCAAATCATCTGCAACTTTCCATTGGAAACCATTAACTTCATAATCAGGTCTTCCCTCAGTTTTGCTAAATGCTTTAAAATAATTTTCAGACATTTGATTTACTCCACCTTTAGATGAAATAGTTTCATTAGCTATTTTTTTTGAATATCCTCTACCAAAAATTCCTGTTAATGTTCCTCCTAAAAAGAATGCACTTCCTAAATACATAGCTGTTTCAGCATTACTAGCAGTAGGATCAAGTCCTCTTCTAATAGGTTCTGTTGCACCAACTAATCCTGTTGCAACTGCTCCTCCTTTAACTGCTCTATTAACAAAACCTACACCTTTAAAAAAAGGAATTGGAATCCAGTTTACAGGATCGCCTAATCCTGCAACTAAAGCAGAAGATAATCCTCTATCACTTGCTTCTAGTCTAGTTCTTCTAGCTATATTTTTATCTATATTATCTTTGATATAATCTTGATGTTCTTGATTTCTAACATCTATAAACATATGTCCGTATTGTTCATAGCCATCTAAATTTTCTTTAGCAAATGGATCGTAGTTTTCATCAATAGGTTGATCTGCCCAAGTATTATCTATATTATTAGCTACTTGTCCTAACCAAGTTAAATTCCATTCATCTTTTACATCAGACCAAAATCCTGAATCATAGTCAAAGATTTGTCCTGTTGCATTTGGTAATGGAGAATTAGTAGATTCTATATTATTAAATATAGTTAAATCTTTTTCCGATTTTTCAGGACTATAGATATGTTCTAGTTTTTTTTCTTCATCCATTAGAATTGAATATACCCCTTACCATCTTCAGTAAAAGAAAGGTAAGGTTCTTTAATCCATTTCTCTCTTAAAGATTTCCAATTATTAACTTTATTTTCTAAGTCAGTATTACCTATAATAGCTTTATCGTATTTTGCTTTGTAATCTATAGAGGGATCATAATAAGCAGGTAAGCCCATATCATTTTGAATTAATTGTGCTTGTCCATTTTCATCCACAAATACTAAATTATATTTAGGTGCAACATTTGTTCCTTTGCCAGTACTTTGTAAAAAAACATTCTTACCTATTTCAGGTTTAAATGCTTTCATCTGTTCATAGTCAGGAGAATTGATTACCATATCCATTAGAATAGGTTTCATCCATTCTATTGTAGGTTCGCCATCTTGATTAGGTAAAGAATAAAATAATTCTGCCGCATCTTTTACAAAGTGTTTTCTTTTTGCATAATCTCCCTCAGAATATTTCATATTAACAAATGGACTATAAGTGATTTCGCTAAAATCATATCCTGTATTACCATCCACTACATATTTCATAGCTGATTTAATTATTGGTTCTAAATCTGCTGTATTTCTAATAACTGCTCCACTTAAAATAGCAGTTTTAACTTCTTGCTTTACAGCTAAAGATAAACTTAAAGGTAATGATGGTGTTTTTATAAATAGAGTATCTAATATATTTGCTGTTCTTTTATCTACATCAGCCATAATTTGGGCTAAGCTATATTTATCTCCTGATGATGCTTTTAATGCTTCTGATACAGTACTGTAATTAACTTCATCAAATTTATCAAAATGTTTCTTTGCCTGATCTACTGCATTAATCATATTAGGATCAATTCTTAATTGGCTTTCTATAAACCAAATTCTAGCTTGAGTTTTTTTATCAAATCCTAATGTTGAAAGTAAATCAAAATTTACTGCTCTTACTCCAGTGGTAATAAATTTTGCACCCTCTTCTATTTCGGTTGTAAAGGTATGATTAAAATTAGATATAAAAGTTATGATAGAACTATTCCGTAATCTTTCTATATCTCCTTGATTGAAAGCACTATAAGCTAGTGAAATATTTTCTTTGATTTGTGGTGGTAAAACTTGTTGTGTAGTAATTACCCATTTAATAAATCTATCATCTGAACTCCAATTTTCGTGTGAGATATGTTCTTCCATTGGAAAGTTTGAATTATAATGATTGACTAAAGTAGTAATATTATTAGCATTAAACATTTTTTCAGCTAGTTTATCTTTACTTAAACCGCCTGTTGTTGCCATTGAACCTGAAGATGATCTATTAATATTATTAGCAATAATGGTTGTTATATTTGCTGTATCTGCTTTTTCTCCTATAATACTTTTAATAAGATTTGCTTGATTAGCTAGATCAACTCTTACTTCATCTAATGTTTTTAAATTATTTCCACTTGCATTTACTAAATCTTTCTTAGTTATTATTTTGTTAGTACCATCTGCTAATTTGAGAGTTACTTTTTTTGGACCCTCTAATTGAATTAAACTAGCAATCTTTAAATAATTAGTTACTGTATTATCTAATACTGCCATAGATGTATTTTCAAAATCTGTAATATGTAATCCATCTAATAGTTTAAAAATTTTCCCTTTTGCTTTTGCTGTATCAATAACCTGATCCCCTGTTGCTACAGCGTTTACAACTTGATTATCTTTAGCTAACTTAATAGTGTTTTCAAGTTTCTCTAATTTTTCTTTTTGAAGTGTACCATCTCCATAGAATAATGATTTATTATATTCTGCTAAATCTACATTAAGATTAGCTGTAAATTCTGTTGCATTAATTTTATCTGTATAAATATCATAAGTACGAGCAACCATTCTTCCGTGTTGATTAATTTGATTATTTGCATAAGTAGTAATGACTTGTTTAAAATCAGGTTGTAAGTTTTCTAATAATGGTTTTATTCTTTCTTGAACAATACTATCGAATGATTCTATAGTCGCATAACTATTTTCTGCATTTGTTCTTTCTTCTAAGACAATATTATTAACTGATGACTCTACTTCAGATTTATATTTATTATAAATGTTTGCTTCAAATGCTTCTATACTTGTAGCTGTTGTTAAATATTTTGGTGTTGTTACTTTTTCAGGGATGAATTGTGTTTGTTCTTTACCATCTGCACCTTTATATGTTACTGTTTTCTGTCCAAACTCATATTCTTTTGCAGTTGTTTCTCCTAGTTTTTTTCCCCACTCTTTCGTTTCTTGTAAAGTAAAATTAGCAAAGTTACCTACAAGATTATCCCAAGCATTAGCTGTTCTTATTTGTGCATCAGCCGCTACTGCAAATCCTCCTCCTCGATTAACACCGATTTGTTCTGAATATCTTATTTGATCTGTTTCTTGTTTTAATTTAGCCATTATGTGAACCAATTAGGTTTTAATTCTTTTGCCGATGCATAAGAAGTCATTAATCCTCTTCCTGCTGTTGCATAGATACCAGCTTTAGCAGATGAACCAGCCGCTGAAGCCGCTAATCCAGCTTGTTGTTTTCCATATAAAGCCGCTAATCTTTTTTCTGTACCCATTAATTTAATTTTTTGTAAATCTCTTTTAACTACTTCTTTACCTGCGGCGAAGAATGCTCTATTTGATGCTGAATCTACTGTAGTACCTGAGATAGATAGTAATGCTCTATTCTGAGATATTTGTGCTAAGTATTTTCTTTTTCTATCATTCTCATCCATAAGTGTTTGAAGTTCTGCCGCATCAGCTTGATCTTTATATGCTTTTTGTTGAGCCACATATTGCATTTGTTGATAAGCCGCCGCTTGTCTTTGTGCATTGACACTCATCATTGTACCACCAACAATAAGACCTACTTGTGAAACTGCCGCTAGAGTTGCCGCAGTCGTTGTACTTGCACCCATCGCTACAAATGCCGCTGGAACACACATTAGTAATATACCTCCGTTGTTAATCCCAGTAATCTCATAGGTACTGGTGCTGATTGAGTAATTTCTAAATTTGGTTCTAAATTATATCCTAACACATAAACCTCTTTCTTTCCTGTAAAACTGGTTAATCCAGTTGATGTATTTAAAGTTGTTTCTGTTAGTACTACATCATTAGTATTTATTGTCATATTAAATGTTGAAGATAATTCTACTACTGCTTTACCAATTTTTCTAGGATAACCTGTAAGTTGTCCATTTTGCATTGTTGAATCTATTGGTAATGTATGAACAGTAATTGTATAGTCTAATCCTATATCAGCAGATGCTATAGCTGTTCCAATAGATACTACTCCACCTGCACTTACAGTTCCTGATCCGTAATAATATACACTACCACCCTCAGTTGAACCTGAAGTAAAATAAACTTTTTTACCTCTCATATCAGGAGTAGTATTTAATCCTGAAAATACTTTAGATGTAACAAATTGTAATGCTGTGTTATCTGATTGCGATGTTGCCGCATTTATAACGATTGTATATTCTCCACTTGTGCTAGTAGCAGTTACACTTTGAATTGTATAAGTTGTACCACTTCCTCCAAACTGAAATGTTTCTCCTTGACTTGGAGCATTTGTAAAACCATCTGCAATAAATGTAGTAGTACTACTAAATGCTCCTTTTACTAAGGGAGTTCCGTGTGGTTGATAACTTCCTGAAATAGTTTTAGTAACAGTCATATCTGTTGGCAGATCAAAAGCTGTAGATGCAAATTGTTCAAGATAATAAACATCTGAGCTATTAATGTTTCGTTTTACTGCAATATAGATACTGCTAGTTGTACAAGCAACAGATTCAATAGTTCCATCTGTGGACCATAACATCCATCCTGCAATTTTTTCTGCTCGTTGTGATGTAAATATCCCCATTGTACCATCTGAATTAACAAGTAAATAAAATTGTTCTGTTCGATTAGGGAGAGATGTAATCTTGGCTGAATCTTGTGGACTTGTTATTAAATGATTAGATAATAAACTTATAGAATTAGAAGTATATTCTTCTGTTCCTGCGTTATAAAGATATTCTCTTACTGTCTTACCATTGTTTTGAACAAAAATTGTAGCACCATCAAACAATCTAGGCATAGCTTTTAATTGGCAACCTAAACTTGTTTGTCTTATAATTTGTATATCTGTAGGAGTAATTGGTTTTGATACTTGTGGTTTTAAAAAAAACTCAGAAGTACTTGTAAGTATTTGTAATAATTTTCCTGAAACTAAATGTCTTATCTCATTGATTTGATCTGATGCTATTTGTATTTGTACTGAATCAGAATCTTGTGCCTCTCCGACATCAAAGTTATAAAAGTCTGCTACTTTACTTGCTTGTATTCCATCAGGTAAACCAGTAACACCACCAAAAAATAATCTTTGTTCGTGAAATGTTACAGTTTTTGGATAACCATTCACTGCTGAAAATACTTGTTCATCCCAATTTCTTGTAGGAGGGTGTCCTGAAATAATAACTCTTACTCCACCACCATCTACAGATTCAGTAGCTGTATCACTTGAACTAGCAGTATATTGCCAATGATCGTCATCCACTACTGTTATAGTAAATGTTCCATTTAAGTTTCCTGATGATAATCCGTTTCCATCTGCATCAAAAATATCTTCTGCTCCTGCAATAGTTACAGATGCTCCTGTTGCAAATCCGTGTCCTACTTGAGTTACTGTTACTAAACCTGATCCTTGTTTACTTGCAAGAGGATCATCATCTAATTCTATTTCTACCTCATCATTTAATGTAGCTGTTACTACAGTTGATGAAGTATATCCTGTAATTGTTAATTCTGCTCCGTGGTATCTTATAACCATACCTACATAAGCACTTGTCCAATATGCACTTGATGTTGTGCAAGTTACTCCTGTTGTTCCTTTTGTTGTATTATTAATATCTAATGTAATACTATCACTTGCAAATTTAAAATAAGGTTGATATGTTTTTTCTCCATTAACACTCATTTCAAAACCAAATGCTTCTCTAGTAAATGAAGTTGATCCTATTCTTGTAACAATTTGAGGTACAATATTTTCGTGAACAATAATCATTGTATCTCCTTGTTGTGTAAAATTTAATTCATACAAATCATCTGTAATCCACGGACAAGAAGTAAATGTTGCTAATAATGATCCTGCTGTTGAATAAATTTTTAATACAGTATGCTGAAAAGCAAAGATATATTCTTGATTTGAATTAAAAATAAAAGTTTCTAATCTAGTTACTGCACCTAAGTCTGCTCTAAATAAAGTTCCACCTCTTCTCTCTACTCCACCTTGGTTTAAAGGAATAACATTTCTTGCTTTCTTTAAACCTTGTGCATATGCCGCAACATCGACACGAGATATAATTGTGGGATCGAGTTCTCCTCGTAAGAAACTAGATTGATGTACTCTTTGTCTTGCCATAGTTCATTTCCTATGGCGATTTAGCATCTATTCGATTTAATGCTGTTACATTTCTAACATTTCTAAATCTATCAACATCAATTCTTCTAGTTGTTTGTGCTTGTGCGTCTAATGCTTTTGCTATCGCCATCTGTGCTATTGCTCTTTTATGATAGAGTTCTGATAATTGATCGTTTCTTGCGACTGCTCCTGCAAACAAAGACGCTAGTTCGAAAACTAGCGTCTGTTTAAAGTAGGGAGGAAAATCGCTTTCGGATGGTTGAAAGGTATAATCCGCTATTACTGTATCAGTTGAAGATGTATTTGTAAATATATTTGTTCCGTATCTATCATATTTAATTACATCATCTGCTACTGTTACAGTATGAACAATAAAAGCATCTGATGGTAAAGCATATGAAGATTCATATCTTGCTGTTGGATCAGCACTATTTTTACTTAGTTGTGCTTGTTTGGATGCAAATCTCCATCTGCATCTTGTTAATAAATTCTCTAATGTTGATTCGTATAATTGACTTGCAACCTTTGATTCGGTTGTGCTTTCAGTAAAACTTGCGATTGTATTCGCACCTACTAATACTAATGCTTTACTACATATATCAAATTTACTGTCAGCCATTTTTTCTTCTTATCTTAAATGAGGGGCAAACGCAAGTCCGCCCCTCAATCTTATAGTTATTACTATGTGCCTAATACAGTTGTTAATGCCGAACCAGTATTGGTTTGGACCACTAACATATCTACTGTTCTAGTACCACCAGTCGCACCTACAGCGATTATAACATCGCTAACTTTAAGTTCGTTGGTTGCACCAAGAAAATAGTCTGCATCATCTATAGTACCGATTGCGTCAGTTGAAGAATAGTACCAAAGTCCTACAGCTCCACCTGCAACCTTTTTCAAGTCTGCCGCTACAAATGCCATATTATTTATCTCCTATTCTGTTATTTGAACCTTAACCGCACCATTATTGTCAATCATTACTGCACCCATTGACATATAAGATGTGATTAGATTACTGACTTTTTCTGGAATGTAATTGATCTCAGTTCTAATATCTGCACCACTAGCAACACCAATCGCAGATTTGTGAAATGCGTGGCATTCTCTAGTTGTACTAGCTTTAGAAAGACCTGAGTGTACAAACCAAGTGAAAGATAACCATCTTTTAGCAGTCATACCGCCAGCATAAGGAAGTCCAGCTTCTCCGATGTATTCTGCACGAGAGAACTGATCTACTTGTAATAAATCAGCCCATCCAGCAGGAGATACAACAAAGTATCTTCCGCCATCGTCAGGAACATCGCTACCACCGAATGCTTCGTAAACCGTCAATGCTTTAGCAAGTGTTAAACCTGCTGAACCGTGAGCCACATTGTTCGAGTTTGAACCAGCATCTAAAACAGTAGTAATTAATGAATCTGTTTTTCTTCCAAGAGCCGCCGCCGCCGACTGAGATAGTATTTGTCTTTCGTCAATGTTAGTTTTTAGCTCGTCTAATCTATCGACATAATCTGCCGCATAGTAGTCTGCTAAAGTAACATCAACTGTACTATGCGAAATATCCATAGTAGGAACTTGTGCGTGTCTTGATTTAGACACAGCAGTACCTGTACCCACTTTTTGGAATCTCGCTTGGCTACCAGTAACATTATTTATCTGCCTAACAGTATTTCTAAGTTTCGAACCCATACGCTGATAAGCCATATGAACTTCTGACTCAAACTGTTTTATAAACGCAGTAGAAATAGATGTACTCATAACTTTTTCTCCTTGTCAGTTTGTTGTTAATAAAAAACTGTTATCTTTCTTGATTAATTTTGGTTGTCCAAATTGGACCAATTTCTTTCAATAAAGGCAGTGTACCTTTTTTGAATACTTTATGTATTCGTTTATAGAAGTATAACATTTTTACATCTTTTACAAGTGTTGCGTGAGAAAAATTAAATCCTTGCCACTTTAACCATCTGATACTTACTGTATGTTCTTCAATGATCCAATTACATAGATAATCAAAGTGTTCTTCCATATATCCTAACCATCTTTTATTCCCCCTAAGGAAATATCTATAGTATTTATCTAATAAATCTGATGCTAGAAACCAAATATATCCTACTCTTGGATTAGTTTTAGTAGGTATAACACCAAATATAGCTACTACTTCTTTGGTATGTTCCGTTAAAATTGTAAATGTATGGATGTTTGGTCTGTTATAACGAAATGGCAGTAATAAGGCGTGTAATGGATCAAGCCCTAATACTGCTATCTCGTACCTGTCTAAAGACTTAAGTCTTGGAGCTAAATCAAAACAATGGTCTGGTATAGTCTTTTCAACATATAACATTAGCCACGATATAAACGACTGAATGCTTCATCCACTCGTCTGACAAAATTAGGATCACGATCTTTTGAATCATAATACCTTTTGTCTTTCATCATAGTTCTAACATCTGCTAATGTTAGAGGTCTTTCAGGTTGCGTAACTTGGTTAGCACGAGAAACATTTTGTTTTGTTGCATCAATTACTTTTTCTAATGCTTCAATACCCTCGGCTGTTTGCCCTAATGTTCCTGCAATACTTTCGAATTGTTCTTGATTAAAAAATGTTGATGCCCAACTATTAACTGTATCTATTCTTGCTTCAGCATTTTCTCCTAGTTTTTGTTTTTGTTCATCGACATTAACTTGAGAACCTAAATACATATCAACATATTTATTAACTCCCTCTTGGAACATTTCTTGATTACCTGATTGTTGCCAACAATAATCTTTCCACCATTCTGTCATAGGATTTGCATTCACTATGTCTTCTGTAACTCCATCAGGAAGTTTTGGTAATTCATATTTTTCTTTTGTTTCAGGTCGATTCTTTTGTGCTTCAACTTGAAGTTCATCAGCAACAATTTTTTTCATTTCTTCTTTTTTGCCACCAACATATTTTTCAAGATTGAGATATGATTTACCTAATTCATCTAAGATAGGTTCGTTAGTATCTTTATTCCAAAACTTTTCAGGAATATACTCAGGTCTTTCTCTTTTAACTTGTTCTTGTTGAACAGGTTGAGTTTCCTGAGGTTGTGTTTCTTGTGGTTGTTCCTTAGGTTGTTCTTGTGGTTGAACCTGAGGTTGTTCTTGTGTTTGTGTTTCTGCTTCAGCCATTTTATTTTATTTGCTCCTTTATTATTTTTTGACTTGCACCTTTATTTATCCGTCTTTGAATAAGACCAACTAAATATCTTTGCCCCTCTAAATGTCTTAATGTTTCATTTGATACTTCTCCTCCAGCAACAGACTCAAGAGTTATTGCTCTAAGAGATTTTAATACTTCTTTACCTGATGCGGTATTAAAAGCTTCAACGAATACCATATTTAGTCTTTCTTCTTCAGCAGGACTGCGTGTATAATTATCTAAACCAATTAAAGGTTTATTTTGTTCTGCTTTCATTCTATATCCTTATCACTTTTTTGATTACACTTCTAGGGTAAATATTCCTATCCCCAAATCCTACTTCTCCATCACTATTTTGATAACTAGCAAATGAGTATAGATACTTTTTACCTTTCTTAAATATATATGCTTCAGTATAAATTAATGCACATTTCATATGATCGAAATCATTATAATCAGTTAATGTAGAATCCCCAACAATATCTTCCCATATTATAAGATATTTATAATATCGTTTATCTCCTATAATTATAGGTTTACTCGGTTTCCTTATACTCATCTTTTAATATCGCTTTTAAAAACCATATAGCTTTTCTAATATCAGTTGAGCCACCTTTTAACCTATGTCTAGTGATATACTTAATTGCAGTTGCATCTGCATATGGTAAATGTTTTACATATTCATATGTTTGTAATGTTCTACCACAAGAGCATTTACCTGCTTGATAATACTTTGGGTTAATTTTATCATCTTCGATCATACAATCTTTCCTATCCAATCTCCTTTCTTATCTAATACAAGAGGAAGTAATCTTGGTATTCCTCCTAATATTATTCCACATCCTACTATAAAGCGTGTTCTAAAATTTTTTGCATATGACATAGCTAAAGATTTTTGATTTATTAAACATCCAACATTCATACCAAAAAATAAGTTATCAGGATTAGCCCACCAGCTAATCACAAATTTTGTATGGTAGTGTCCTTGTACTGCTGACATTCCCATTGTTTGAGAAACTTTTAAAATATCTGCTGATCTTCCGTGAGTAAAGAAACATCTTTGTCCATTAGACATTGTTAATGTTAGATCATCTATCCACTTCCATTTCTTAGTTCCTAAAAATTCTCCATAGTCTTTTAAAAATTCTCTACTCATTCCATACTTTAATGCTCTTCTATAAACTAAACTAGAATGATTTGAATCTACTTCAACCATTTTTGGAAATATAGATTCTAATTCTTTAATATATCTTCTTGATGCTTTTAATTCGTGTCCTGCTGAATATAAATCAGGATCGTGCATATGCATATTGATTGCGTGAAAATCTAATAGATCGCCAATATTAACTATATAGTCAGGTTTAAATTCTTTTTTAATTGCTTTAAGGAAAGCGAAACTGTCTTTGTGATGATAAGGTATATGTAAATCAGATATAACTAATATGGATTTATACATAAATCATATTGTTTTTACTGCGTGGGTTCTGTTGGTGGTGCAGGTGGTGTTGCTCCATTAGCTTGACCTCCCATAGCACCTTGGGCTTGGTTCATCATTTGTTGCATTTGACCTGCCGCTATTGCCATTTCCTCTTGTGATCTAATTAATTCTTCAGGTATTCCTAATTTCTTAGCAACATATTTAGCTACTTCATCTTGTTTAACTAATATGTTTAATAATTGTGGTCCTACTCTTGCTTGAACCATTCCTAAAAATCTATCTACTGTTGCTACATCTTGTTGATGTTGTGCTTGTGCTAATGGAGAAGAAGATTTAATTTTAATTTCTCTACCATTAACTACTGGGATTTTAATTCTTCCTTGTTTTTTTAATATATAAATTATTCTTTGTAGTACTGGATTAACTAATTCAGCTTGTAATCTTCCGAATGCAGAACCAATTTGTCTTGAAAGGTCAGCCATTCTTTCTGCTACTTCTGTTGCAGACATAGGAGTTTTTTCATTCGGTACTCCTAACATTTCATTGTATAATGCTTTTTTAATATTAGTTCTCATATCTCTTAAAACTAAATCGCTTACATTAAAATTTCCTGCTGGTGCGATTGGTTGAAGTCCTGATGATCCAGCCGCTTTCGGAATGATTGTCCCCGGAATCAAAGAAATATTATCGACATTAATAACTCCATCATCTTCTACTTGGTACATTCCTGAGATGGACATTTGTGCATTTTCTAAAATTAATTCTATAACTAAGTTAGAAGTTTTAATTGCAGGTAACGCTAATTGTAATGGTCCTCTTCCGTAAACTTCTCCTGCAACTTTAGACCATCTATAAACTATGTATGGATTTGATCCTAAACCTTTAAATGTTTGATCGAATATTTTGTGTTCATACATTGGAGCAATTACGCAGAAATGATGTTCATCTTCTTTTGTATTGGAATAATTTTTATAAACCATTTCCACTACTTCGCATTCGTGGTCTGGATTTTTTTCCATATCCATTATCATTTTTTCTGATAACTTTCCGTCAGGATATGCAATTAATATTTCTTTAAATCTGATTGTTCTTTTTCTGTAGATATGATCTATCCTATCATCGTGTCCTGAATCTAAAACTACTTGTGGTAATGGTATTGCTTTGAATCTAATTGGTTGTACTGCATCTCCCTCTTCAACTAATAAACATCCAGTACCTAAAGCTATATCTAAAAATGTTTCGTGTACTTCTTGAGAGAAGTTTGAGTTCTGTAAAATTTCAAATACATATTCTGTTACTTGATCTAAATTAAGATTAACTTCTTTTTGTTGTTCTTTTGGAATTTCTGTACCTGCAACTAAGTCAGCCCATCTTGCATAGTTAGGAACAATACCAGCTTGTAATCTTGATGCAAATTCTTGAACACCAACTACTGCTGTTTCATCAAAGATTCTATCTGATCTTCTTCTACCAATAGACTCAGTATAAAAACTTTCTCTTTGAGGTAAAGCAAACTCATAACATTCCTCGAATGTTGGTAACCACATATCTTTAATAGCTTTAGCGTGGTTATATCGAGTAAGTAATTGTCTTACACCTCCATCATTTGGATTCACATCCAACTGTGGTTTAACTTCTACTACCATAATATTATGCTCCTAAAGTTTGATTACTCATCAAGCTAGATGCAATTTCATATCCCATTCCGCCTCTTCTTCCAGTTAGAAGTGATCTTCTTCCTCTTCTACCTTGGTAAGCCGCAACTCTTTCTTCGTACTGAGCTTGTTTGTTTTTCGTTTTCTCAGCTTGTTGTTCGTTACGAAGTCTTTGTCGCTGTTGCCTCACACTTTCCTCTTCAGGTGGTGGTGGTGGAGGAGCAGGTATTTTAGGTTTAAATGGACCAGCACACATACTTAGTTTCTCCTTTCATATACAGATTTTGGTTTAACATCAAAAACATTATAATTTCTCTTTGCTACTACTGGTTTACTAATTTTTTTGCCCATTGTCAAAGTTCTTCCCTCTCCTGCACCCAATAATAAATATTGAAGAGCATCGTGTATATGGGAGAACCTGTTTTTATTGGGCTTTTCATCATATCGTTCTCCTGATACCTGAAGTCTTCTATAGTGATAACCACCTGTAAATCCTTTAATTAAATTGTTACACTTGGGATCAATTAACATTCCACTATCTCCATCAACCATTCTTGATAAAACAGTAGTAACTGATTCCAAACGAAGAGTTACATCATTTGATGGTGCAGGTCTAGCAATAATTCCATTACCTCTTAAGATTTGAAAAGGTGTACTTTCATCTGTTTGTACTCTATGATCCCCTGCTGGATCGCCATATATATAAAAATCTCTAGGAAGATAGGTTGCCATATGTTGTTTCATAAGTTTTGAAAATTTAACAATACCCATATCTTCAGCAACTAATTCATCAATAATAACCCATCGACCTCTTATTCTTTGTGCAAAGATACAAGCTGGTGTTAATCCAAAGTCTAATCCCATAAATATAGGAACACCTTTAGCTACAGCAACATCTCCTTTTGCTATATGAACATCTGATCTAAAGGATTCATAAACTGGTTTACCATCTTCTATTTGTCCTAGTTTATTTAAAATATAAACATCTATCCAAGATTTAGTTTTACCTTGAATAATATTTTTATAATACATTGGTGTTAGGTTCTTTTGATTCTCAGCTTCTTTATTAAATTCATATCCCTCTATTTCATTTTCTTTATTTCGATTTTCATACATAGCAGGAGGTTGATTATAGAACTTCCAGTTAGCAGGTTTAATTAACATCTTAGCTTCTTGTTTTGTAATGTAATCAGGAATGATTGTTTCTCCTGCAAGGATAGCCCACCAATGATCTGAGTCAGGAGGATTGGTATCTGCTATAACTCCATACCAAGATGCTCCACCCTCTCTCATACTTGGAAAACGACCTACCCTCATTGAACAAGCATCAACAATAGACTTAGGTATTTCTCTTGCTTCATTAATCCATACCCCAGTTAATTCTAATGATAATAATTTTTTAACATCTTCAGGTCTATCTAATGCTAAGAAGATAACTTCTAATTCAATATCTCCTTTGGATATTCTATGAGTATAAGGAACAGACCAAATAAACGGACCCCACTCTTGTTCAGGAAACCAATCAAGCCAAGTCTTAATAGTTGTTGTTTTTAATTGTGGATTAGTATTTCTAATGACAGCCCATCTCGATTTTCTTTTACCATCTTCTGATGGCTTTTGAGATATGGCTCTTCTAATAATTTCTATGCAACAAGCAACAGATTTACCTGAACCTACTGGTCCTCTTAATCCTCTAAAGAAACTTACATCCTTTAAAAAATTTTTTAGAACCTGTCCATCAGGTTTATAAGTTAGTGATCCCATAATCTACTGCCAGTTTGTGCAACTTCTCTAATGTTTCAGGAGAAATTGTTTCTAATATCCTATCTGCTTCCTTATCTGTTTTCTTTTCAGTAGGATAATGTTTCATATGTACATTCTTAACGACAGTACGCAAGGTTTTAATTTCCTGCAAAGAATACTTAGTAAAGATATTCATCTTCTTAATTCTTTTTCTAATTTTAAAACTTGAGCTTTGTACTGATCTAATTCTTTAAGTAGATCGCCTACATACTTTCTATGATAAGAATTGATTTCTTTTAATTCGTTGATTTGAATAGCTTGTGTTTCTATCTTTTGTGTTAAATCTAATGGACCACGATCTTCTGTCATACTTCCCATTGATTTAGTATTTGTTCTTTTGCCATCCTTTCGGCTTCTTCTTCGCTATGCCCTTTGAGGATTTTGACTTGCTTGTATTGCTCGATGGCTTTTTCTTGCCTAGACTTTTTATCCTTGTTCTCATTCGCCACCATCTTCTTTGCTCTCATCTGATTTGCTTTCATCATTTGAGATGCTTTCGAAGACTTGTTGTTCTTGGTAACTTCTTTTTCTGATTTTTCTTGATTCTTCATAATTCCTCCTTGAATCATTTCTTCCACTAGGCGTGTCTGCTTTAGGTACGAACTTCATTGTTTCTCCTCTTCTTTCATTTCTTCATATGTTGCTCTTGAACCTACAGGAACTGAAATTTTTTTCAAGAGGTCTATATCATCCTTTGCCTCAACCAATTTCTTTTCCTGCAATTCGGAATCATCCCTCCTCCAAATAAGCACAAGATACTTCACGATAAGTTGATAACATAAGTAGAACGAATGTTAAAGAACTATATTGCGTGTA